GTTGAGAGAAAAGCTTTTCTGTCGGCCGCTTCCCTATCCGGTAACACACCGAAAGGTCTCGATATGCACGCGCGGCTGCGAGCAATTTCTTGTTCTCAGCCTTTAGTTCTGCTTCTTTTGCATCCATCACTCTTCCTCCTTAAGCTTTTGGGATGTAGGCTAAGTTTATCTCCTCGCCCTTGAGTTGTTTGAAACATTGTTCACACAATTGGTACAAACGTCCCTTCTCATCATAGTACCATCTGATAGAACCCACAGCACTATCAACTATCCCGCATTGCTCGCATATTAGGACAGTTGTTGAGTTTGGTATTGTTATCATTCTTCCTCCATGGTCGGTAGTTCCAGCTATGATATCAAAATTAGTACCACTTTCCTCTATCATTTCAGCAAATCTCTTTGTAATAAGCTCTCTTATTTGAGGAGAAGAGAGGAGCTTTCGATTGTCATTATATATAGGCATTTTATAACCAGATGCCCATGTAAATGGTTCTTTGAAAGAGGCCTCTATTGATTTGATATCTAATGAATACCTTATTATTTCCTTTAAACCACTCTTCCTTCCTTTTCTTTATGTATGGTCTTTACAGTTGGAAACCTAAGACTTACGGTTCCTTGTTTATTAGTAGTCTCTTCAAAATATACTACTGTTACCTCTTTACCTATAAGTTGACTTGGATTCTTATGATAGTATATTCTATCTACAATAGAAAAACCACTGCCAACTTTTACCTCATATCCTCTATGCTCAATAATAATGGCAGAGAGCATTTCATCTTTACACTCATCGCCATTACTATCAAAATAGCGAATCTCTTCCATAAGAACATCTTTAACTCTATATTCACCATCATGAAAGCTTTTCACTTTGAGCATATCTTTTGTTCTCTTGCCTTCATATGGAACATCCTTACGAAGTATAAGTCCTTCCCAACCAAGAGTAGATGCTTTACCCATAAGTTTAGCCACATCTTCTTTAGAAGATATTTTCCATTGAGGAACTACATTAATAAAATTATTTTTTTCAATAGTTTTAAATATATCTTCATATCTCTCAGATAAAGATAATTCACTATATTTTTTTTCAAAATCTTCTTTAGGTATTAAGTCAAATATTTTATAACGAGGATTTAAAATAGTGTGATCTTTCTTACGAATCTCCTTCATAATAGATGAGAAATCCTCATTACCATCTTCATCTACAATACAAATCTCTCCATCTAAAACAATATTTTTAAAACCAATCTCTTCAATAGCTTCTCTAATAACATCAAGAGTATAAAAATCTTTTCCTTTTCTTGAGAAGAAATCCACTTTACCATTTTCATCTACAACAGCAATACATCTTACTCCATCAAGTTTTCTGGAAGCATACCAATCATCTTCAAAACTAATCTTATCTTCATAATCTTTATAATTTTTAGCAAGAACAACTTCAAACTCAGGAATGAATCCAGGCCATACTTTATTAGCAAGTTTAGCATCAACACGAGTTTCTAAATTCTTATCAATAATGCCATGTAGAATATCTTCATATTCACTATTATCATTAATAAAAGTATTAGCAAGTTTAATAGCATTATGTCCAGTGACTTTTCTACTGGTTAATAAATCAAGCAGCTCTTTCAAAGATGGAGTATCAGATCCCTCTTTCATAAGAAGATCACTTCTTTTCTTAAGATTATTTGAAGTAATATAAAAGTTAATGAATGGATTTAATACATACCAAAGCAAAGGTTTACAATCTGGATACCTTGCTAATATTTCCTTTTTAGCATTTGAAGAGTTCGTTGATTTTAATTCATTCACTAAAACCTTAAGACTCTTCAACTCTTCCCCCTCACATACTTCAGTTCCCTCTTTATATTCACACCATATAGGGCCAGTAGGCATACGATGCTCACTCCCACATTTTGAACATCTAAGTTTACCGATTTTCTCTCTCATGTTTTCTCCTTAGTTAGGGAATTCTAATATACGAGTATCTACATCATTTATTTCTAAATTTTTATACTCTTTATAAGATGGGCGTAAAACCCGTACCCTTTAGGGTAGTTGGTTAGTTGACTTCCTGAAATTGCTTTTCGTATTTTTCTTTTTAATATTTCATACTTTTATTATAACTTTTTTATTTCTTTTTGTCAATAAAAAAGACGGCTTATTGCCGTCTTAAATGTTTCTTTACTTTGCCTTTAAAAGCATTCTTACCAACTGCTGTATGCTTTTCATGACTTATAGAGGATAAGTTATCCTTTCCATTATTATTCTTATTTCCATCCTTATGATGGACATCATTATCCTTACCAAATAAAGTCTCACCTTTACCATTTGTTTTAATATCTTGATGAAGTCTTATTTTTCTACGAGCATTCTCTGGGCCTACTGTTCTTTCCCAATAATCACTTGAATTATATTTAGTATAAGTATATGTTTTTCCATTTGGGAATTTAACTGTTTTATTTTTCATTTCTTTTTCTTTATCTTTAATAATAGATACTTGGACACTATGTCCATGTTTATGTCCATGTTAATCATTATAGTAATATTATTAACTCCCACCTGGACACTATATTTATCTTTACTAACAGTCATTGCCAAAATTAGGAGGTTCTAATCTCTTTATTCTATACTTTTGCTTAATACCTTTATTGTGACACTCCACGGGGCAAGCCCCATGGCTTCTGCTTAGTTTACTAAGCATTCTTTTTCTTGTTTCAACGACGGCTCTATTGAGCCATCTCCGCAAGCGTAAATTCCCGACTGCCCGTCGGTATTAAATCCTATGTTTCTAATATTTAGAGAAGCATTTAAGTCCCTATCAATAGATATTCCACAATCAGGACAATTAAATGTCCTTTTATCAAGGGTCATAAAATTAGGCACAGGAAACCACGTGGGCTTGCCCCGTGGAGGAATGTGCCATCCCCCTTTCTGTTAGTGTTGTAGTTCTTGCTTTCAATCTTACACAATTCTTCTTTACATTGACAGCCGAACTAATCACTTTGCCATCCAAGTCTGATATAGCAAAAAAGCCCGTACTGCGTTTTCCTTTGATAAAACCAGTCCCTTTAGGTGTTTTAATATGGTCAAATTTTCTTAAACCAAACAATTTCCCAGTGGGTATCTTTTTCTCCGAACGGATTCCTTTGTTTTGTTGATAATCACCGTTAGAGACGTGTTTTTTATAATAAACTGTGTCATTAAGGGAGACGCAATCATCGTCTTCACAACATATAGCCACGGCATCGTAGTGATGCGTTTTGGGTAATTGCAAAATCTGCTCCCGCTTAAATTTCGTTTCGTATCCGAAGGTTTCTTCAAAATCACCAAACTCTTTTTTCAATTGAGATTTAACTATCCCTATTTCAGTAGCATGTTTGGTTTTACTTCTTGTACCTTTAATTTCAAACTTCCCTCCGTGCAGTTTATTATGACATGTCGAACACAATGTAATCAGGTTGCTTGGGGTGTCCGTACCATCATTACTCCGAAATACAATATGATGCACATGAAGTTTAGTGTTTTTAGCTTTACATTTTTGACACTGATACCTGTCTCTGTTCAATATAAACGCCCTCGTGTTATAAAAACCTTTTTGGTTTCCATTCCGATATTCTTTCACATCGGGATTGCTAATCTTGTGGATATCAAAACTAGCTGTTTCAACTTTCCATTTTGTGACAGGCAGTATTGATTCTACAAATCTCTTTTCTCTTAAATGGGAATCAACTTTTGACCTAATGCTTGGAGCTAATCTGCCGTTTTCTCGCATAGAAGCACGATTTTGCCAACGAGCTTTTCTGTATCTTGTTTTTTTACCGCGTCTGTTTCTTCTATACATTTTTCTTTGTTCCATCTTTTTGGAAACATTTTGTCTTATCTGTACCTCAGACTGATATACCACTTTGCCGTTAGCAATAGCGGCACACCCAATTGTTTTACTCCCTGTATCCATTCCTGCAACTATTTCTTGTGTATTTTCCTCACAATCCCATAAAAGTTTGATTGTGAATGGTGTTCTTTTAATGCACTTTGCTTTACCAGCTTCAAGCAGATGTTTAGCTTTTGCTGGCGAACACGGCATTAAGGGTTTCCCGTTCTTGCTTATTACATACACATACATGGCTTTAAGCCCTCCTGTGTATTGGAGTTATGCGTATCACTGGTATTGGAGTTACCAATAAATCCGACTTCCTCTCGCAGAGATATCACAGAGTTTAACGATATGAGCACTGTCCCTACCACACGGGACTGTTTAACCCATATCCAAAGAGCTTGGAACTGAGGCGGTATCCCAAGGTTTCTAATTTTCTGTGTATCGTTTACAAACATTTTTACTCCTGTTTGTCTGCTGGTAACCTTTGGCTTTTAAAAGCCATGGGGCTTGCCCCGTGGTAGGTTACTGCCAAGAATACAATTATAAAAGTGCTTATAGCCTCTCCATCAAACATAATTTACCTCTTTTTATTATTATATAAGAAGTGAAAAGTTTTGTCAATAAAAAAACCCTCCAAAAAGGAGGGTTTATATTAAGTCAGTTTAGCTTATATACCGAAGTTCAAGAGCTGAACTTTTCCGTAGTGGTATTGACCGCGTTCCACAAGAGTAAGAGCATAACGTGAGAAGAACCCACGAATACTGTTGAAACTCTCAGGGTGAGTTACAGTCGGTGACATCCAGTTAGTATAAGGTGAATAAACAACACCAGCACCATAAGTAGATGAACTAGACTTATAACCAAGCAGTACTTCATTAGCAACTGCGCCATGACGGTTTGGGTCTACATAAACCTTTACACCACTTCCAAGTTGACCAGCTTCAAATACATTGAAAGTTCCGCCAGAAATTTCTCCCTTAAAGTCAGGAAGCATATTAATAACAGCAGCAACCTGTGGAGAAACAACCATCCAAGAAGCAGGGCCTTGACGGTTATATTGAGCAATCTTAGCTGAAACTTGATAGAGTTTCTGTGCAAGCGCTCTGTGACGGTCAAGGAAGTTACCACTTGTGTTATTCCCAGAAGCAGCAGAATCTGAAGTCCAATCGTGCATAAAAGTGAGTTGAGGAATAACTGTATCGCCAATAAAGGTAAGAACCTCACGGTCGATTTCGTAATTCATTTCCATTGAAGCAACCTTCACAAGTTCAGACTCAACGTCGATCTTATGATAGCTTCTCATATCCTGTTCGGACTCTTTTGTCCAACGGATTTTTAATTTACGTTCAATAGTACTTACGTTCTGTGAACCAATACTGAATTCCATTTCAGGAATCTTTTTACTGTTCTCTTGATCGTATACTAAGTATACATACAATTCTTCTCCTGCAGCCCAAGGAGAAGCAGCTTCATCTGCGTCACGAAGATGAATATTTCCATCATCTGTTTCGTAGAATACATTCTCATTTGTGTCCCAAGAAGGTGAGTCAGAAGAAGAAGGAGTTTTAAGAACTGTTGAATAAGAATTCAAGTTCGGAGAAGTTTTGGAGAAAACCTCCATTCTCTTAATTGAGAATTCAGAAGCATCAGTTCCAAGAAAATCTGTAATTTTATTATCAGTATCAATAATAGTATCTCCACCGCTAGCTGCAACAGTAGTAGTAAAAGGTCCAACCTTTTCACTTGAGTAGTAAGTTGCATAAGCAGGAAGTTCTTGTTGCGGGAGTGCAGAATATTCATCACCTGATGAAATACCACCCTTATTATCACTGAAAGAATAAATGATGTAATAAATTACACCAGTAGGACCGGTAATCGGCTGTACCGATACAAGTTGATTAGAAATAAGTTTCGGAAAAACACGTCTAATCATTGGGAAAAGAACTTTAGGAATAACATTTGTTCCTACAGCTCCAGATTGAGTAGGTGCCTCATTTAGATTTTCCTCATTTAATACGCTTTCCAGCCAACCTTCAGTTATCTGTTCTTTTTCAAGCATAGTATCATATGAGTTCTCTAGAACGATGGAAGTATTAAGCTTATCTTCGTAGTCGCCAACACCTTCTGTTAGCCAACCCCAACGCTCCATGAGTCGTTTTTCCTCTGCAAGTTTTTGTTCTCTAGACATAATAGCCATTTTATCGCCTCCATAATCGGATTATAGTTTATTATTATCTTTACAATCATTAAAAAAAGGGGGATAAACCCCCCTTTAATAGAATATTTAGAGATTTTAGTTAGAAAGTTCAGAAATTCGATCAAGGATGGCATTTGTCTTAGAGCCCTTACCGCTCTTTCCTTCTTCACTCTCGTTTATATAA